TCAACAACATCATGAATGGTTTGGCACCTTCAATGTTGATAAACTTCAACAATGGGCAACCACCCGCAGAGGTAAAAGATACAGTTGAAGCCCAAATCAAACAAAAGTTTGGTGGTTCATCCAATGCGGGAAGATTTATTATTTCATGGAACGATGGGGCGGATTCCAAAGCGGATATTACCCCCGTGCAATTGAGTGATGCCCACAACCAATATCAATTTTTGAGTGGTGAGGCGATGCAAAAAATCATGGTATCGCACCGCGTTGTTTCACCAATGTTGTTGGGTATTAAGGATAACACGGGATTCGGTAACAATGCCGATGAAATGAAAACCGCATCTATCCTTTTTGATAATGTGGTAGTACGACCATTCCAAAGATTGATTATTGATGCCGTTACCCAGGTGTTAAACTTCAATGGGTACAATTTGAATCTTTATTTCAAGACCTTGCAACCCCTTGAATTCACCGATTTGAGTGGTAACATCATTGACGATGAAACCCGTGAGGAAGAAACGGGCGTATCATTATCAGCCGAAAAAAAAAAGAGTGAATTGAAGGATATGACCATCGAGGATGAAAATTCTTGGTTGGAACATTTGAAAGGCAAGGGCGAAACAATTAACACGGATGAGTGGGAACTTATTGATGTTACGGAAGTTACCGATGCCGATGAAGAATTGAAATTTAACTTGGCGTATGAAAACCCCAATAAAAAAAGTGATGATGATAAAGGGGTGTACAAAATCCGTTATCGGTACGGCCCTAATTTCGTATCCAACAATTCAAGGCAGTTTTGTACTGCAATGGTTCAAGAATCCAAAGGGGGAGTAATTTATCGCCGTGAAGATATCATCGCCATGGGTGATGCGGGTGTGAACGGACAATTCGCACCACAAGGTGAATCGACCTATTCAATTTGGAAATACAAAGGCGGTGTTAATTGCCACCACCGATGGGAACGATTGACATTTAGACGCAAACAAGTCAAAGGAAAGTTTTTGCCAAAACAACCTGGTGAAACGGGGGATAATAGAAACTTGGAAAACTACAATGAGGTTTCAAACAAATCAGCGGATAAGGCGGGTGTGCCATTTTCACCAAGCGGGTGGGATACCGCCAAAACAAGGCCCATTGATATGCCAAACAAAGGATCATTAAAGAACAAATAAGATGTACGCAAACGATGATATTCTATTAATCGACAAAGAGTTGATTTTTAAGTATACCCAATTGGGTGGTAATGTGGATGTAGACAAAATCTACCCATTCGTGAAAATCGCCCAAGATATTCAAGTTCAAGAATTGTTGGGAACAAAATTGTATCGGTACATTTTAACCCAGGTGGAAGCGGGTACATTGACGGGCAATTATCAAACCTTGGTTTCGCATTATGTACAACCGATGTTGATTCATTATGCCATGGCCGATTTGTTGTTGTTCCATGGTTATGAGGTAACCAATGCGGGTATATTGCGTAACTCACCCGAAAACACCACCTTACCAGATAAAAGCGAATTGGATTCATTGGTTCAACGCCAAAGAAACATCGCGGAAACTTATCGCCGTAGGGTTGTGGATTATTTGAGTTACTACCCACAATTGTTTTCACAGTATACCGAAAACCAAGAAGCGGGGGAATACCCAAACACCAACCCATCAAACTATGTTTCATGGAATTTGTAAAAAAGACATACAAGCCAAAGGATGAAAAGGTCAAGAAATTGACCAAATACTTCACGGAATTGAAAATCGTGAAACCCGCCAATTGTGATTTGTTTTCCAAAGGTGGTAAATTATTAACACTTTTATTCATTTTGACGGGATGTTCGGCGGAGTATCATTTGAAACAAGCCATCAAAAAGAACCCCGCAATGGCACAAATAAGTGTGTATGGCATTGATACGGTGTTTGTACGCGATTCCGTGACCATTACAGACACTTTCACCACAAAAACGATTGATACCCTCACAATTGAAAAAGATGGCGTTAAAACGATTGTATACCGCAATCACGATGTGATAAGAATTAAGACAGTTGTAAAGGCCGACACCATCCGATTCACCAAGACAATCACATTACCACCACAAATCCAATACAAAGAACGAATCAGTTTGCCCCAAATGGTGGGTGTTGGTTTGGCATTGATATTGGCATTGTTATTTTTGATACTTTTAATTACAAGAAAATGAGCAATTGGAACAACCCAAACAACCCGAACAACACCCAGAACGGGTGGAAAACACCATCACGGAGTTCACCACAAGGCGGTGGAACAAGGGCGTGTTTATGCAAAGACAAAAACACATATTCAAAAAAGTGTTGTGATGGCACATTGTGGGCGCAAGGCGTGGGCAATGTATCGCGTAACCCCTAACAATTAACCTTAAAATCGTTTTATCAATATGAGCATTTCAGGATCAGCATTCACCGCGGGTTACACGGGTTCAAAAGCCGTTGCCAATACATCAGCCAACACGGGAAGATTCCGTGGATTCTTTGTCAATTCAAATGCCGTTGTATCGGCTTGTTTGGACAAGGATGGCAATTCATTGATGACCATTATGGGATTGACGGGTGTAACATTATTGCCAGGCCCATTCCATTGTGTGGCCGATGGTAATTACATTTCATCAATCACCTTGACATCGGGTTCAATCGTTCTTTACAACGAATAAATGTTTGTTGGATTAGCGATTGGGGTAACACCATTCACCCAAGCGGGTGGGGCGGTATTGGCGTTAGAATATACCAATAGGGTAACTGCGGATGGTGGTTATTACGAAGGTGTGGACTGCATGATTTTCAAATTGGATAATTTAGATTCACAAGAATGAGTACACTTTTAGAACAAGCGAGTTTGGTAATGATACCAAGCGGATACAAAGAGGATGTTGTTTATTCTCAAATTCCCACAAACGGCAGCGGCGATTTGTCATTCACCCGTGCATCCAACGGAACGCGAGTAAATAGTGCGGGATTGGTGGAGGTTACGCCGTGGAATTTGGTGCAGTATAGCGAGGATTTTGCACAAGCGGGGCCAATTTGGAATAAGTACCAAGCGACTATAACAAGCAATGCTACAACCGCCCCCAATGGAACATTAACCGCAGATTCAATTACTGATAATACCTCTAATGATGTGCATATTGCATATCAAGATATGGCGGGGATTGTTGCGGGTACATATACAATTTCAGTATATGCGAAAGCCAGTACATTGAGTCATATCAATTTGCAATGGTATAGTGGCAGTGCATTTTACACAAGCAATGCTTTTAATTTGTCAAACGGAACTACAACGGGGGCAAATCAAAGTATTGAAAGTGTTGGCAATGGGTGGTATCGTTGTATTTTTACATTTACTACAACTGTAAGCGGTTTACAATACCCTTATATAATGACTAATAATGGCACATCCAATGTCTATGTGGGAACGGGGCAAAGTGTATTTATTTGGGGTTGTCAACTAAACATCGGCTCAACCGCCAAACCCTATTTCCCCACTACCGACCGCTTAAATGTACCACGCCTAACTTATCAAAATGGCGGGGGCGGGTGTCCGAGTTTGTTACTTGAGAAGCAGAGTACGAATTATGTTTTGTCTTCGCAGAATTTAACGGGATATTGGAATTTAAGTAATACAACGGCAACGGCTAATTCTACAACATCACCAGACGGAACGCAGAATGCGAGTAAACTTGAAGATGGGACAAACAATGCACAACATAGATATTTTCAAGCCATATTAAGTAGTTTGACAAATGAAACTTTGTCGTTTTCAATTTACGCTAAGCAAGGAACGCACCGATATATTTCGTGGGGTATTACAGACGATTCAAATTATAGGGGGCAAGTTGTAGTTGATTTACAAACGGGAACAATAACAGACCAATTTACTGCAAATTCAACTTTGAGCAATTTAAGTGTTGCAAGTCAAGGAAATGGATGGTATAGAATAAGTGGGACAATATCGGTTTCAGTAAACTATGCGGGTGGTAATGCGTATGCGTTTGGATTAATGTTAGATAGTTCAAGTTGGTCAACCGCAGGTTATACGGGTACAAATACATATTGTTATTTATGGGGCGGACAAGCGGAAATAAGCAGTTACCCCACATCCTACATCCCAACCACATCAGCAAGTGCCACAAGGGTGGCGGATGCTTGTAGCAAGACGGGGATAAGTAGTTTGATTGGGCAGACGAGCGGAGTTTTGTTTGTGGACTTTATTGCCAAAGGTTCTTATGATTCAAATAATTTACTTATGTTAATTTCAACGGGGTCGGGTGGTGACATTATTTATTTGAATTTAGTAGGTGGAACAATAGAGGCATATATTGCGGCTTCATCAACTCAACAATTTTTATATACAAGTGGAACTGCGTTAACAGCAAATACACGCCATAAATTAGCAATCGGATATGCAAATAATGATATTGTTTTATACCATAACGGAACACAATTAGCAACCGATACAAGCGCAACAATTCCAGCGTGTTCAGTTCTTAGAGTTGGCGATTTTTTGGGGGGTACATTGCAGTTTGGAAATACAATTAATCAATCAATTTTATTCCCTACAAGGTTGTCAAATTCTGAATTGGCTTCGCTAACTTCGTTATAATATGAAATCACACGGATTCACAAAAACGCCAACATATAAAAGTTGGTGCAAAATGAAGGAGAGATGCAACACCCCTACAACAAATAGGGCGAATAGTTATTTTAACAAAGGCATTACATACGATAAGCGTTGGGAATCTTTTGAATTGTTTTTGGAGGATATGGGACACCGCCCCGAAAATATGTCATTAGACCGCATCAATAACAATGCGAATTATTCAAAAGAAAATTGCAGATGGGCAACCAACACCGAGCAAAGCCGTAACACATCACGCAATGTATTTTATTTAATTGATGGCGTTAATTATTGCCAAGAACAAGCCAAAGAAATTATGGGCGTTACAATTAAGAAATTACGATATATGCGCAGTTTGAACCAATTACCAACCAATGTACAATTTTTAGGCAGATTATGAAATCCTTCAATAAATTCGAGTTCACCCCTACACAATGGGCAACACTTCGCAAGTTAATAGAAACAACTACAACCACCCCAAGCGGGGAAACCGTGACAACTTGGAAAGATTGCGCAGTTGTTGAAATTGGGTTTATTGTGATTACGCCCGCCGTAATGGATGGAATGGAAGTTGTAACCCCCGCAGTTTTGAGTGACAAATGGGCGGTTTACATTCTATTCTATTCAGAACCCC